TCATCCGCTATATCCTCTAATCTATCAGGATCAACTCGCCAGTTTTTCACATCTCCTACATCAAATATAGGGTCATAATCTTTTACATTACTATCTATCAAGTCTGACGTCGTGTCTATAACAGTACCGCTTGAATCTGTTAATGTTAACAATCCATCCAAAATATCATAAAGAGTCCCAGTCTTAGTTTTCGTATCAAGATGTTTCAATAAGAAATCATCCATATAGTCGTTCTTGTTCACACTATCACGTGTAAATAATGTTCTCAATACATAATAAGCAGATAAATCTATACTTATTGATGTCACTAAAGGCGGAACAGAAGTAAACGGAACAGTATATTTTGACGCTAAATAAGCATCTATTATACTATCGGCTCTTGCGATTTTATTCTCAACTGCCGTTGCATCCATTTTAGATGTTGTTACACCAGATATAATATCTCTTACTTGCGCCTCTGTACAATAAGCCATAATTACCTCTTACTATTATTTTTCTTTGCTAACTTCGCTTTCTTTGCTTTCTCTTCTTTCTTTGCCTTCGCTATTTTCTCTGCTTGCTCTTCTAACTGTTTTTTCTTTACTAACTCTTCTTTCAACACTTTGTCTTGTCTGTTTTTCTCTGTTGCAATTTCATTATTGTTAGGAAACGTTATTTTTTTACCGTCTACTTTTACAACTCTAATCAATCTACTATTTAATAATAATCTAAAAGTGATAATGTCATTTTTAGTAAAATCTTGAGTAGAAACGATCTCACCTTTCTTATATATTTTACCTTGTCTGGTCCTATATGCCATAATGAACTGATAAGAAATATTCATTTAATTACCTCGTGATATTGGAGGGGATAATCCAACGTTACCCCCTCAAATATAGTTTTTTAATATTTGTACTTAATATTATTCGTCCTGTTCGTATAGTATAGAAAATAATCTCTAGTACCATTCGGATCAGACGCAAAGTCTATTGTCTCATACGTTGTACTTAATGTATAAGTCGTAGAAGTTGCACCATTCTCGATACATTTTAATATGTCCGCAGAATTTTGAATATTATTAGATAATCCTATCTTTGCACCTACCCCAACACTCAATGAAGCATCGCCTAGTGTGTTTGTCGCAGTTACATCTGTAAATTCTAAATTAGTAACTGTACTCCAAGCAATCACGCCTGCCGCAGAGTTTGTAGAGATTGCGATAGTCTCGCTAACACTTTTCCCAAGCTGATTATAGCCAGTCACAACAAGATTACCTGTCACAACCGCTGTCGGTTCGCCTACAGCAAAATAAACATCAACTATTAGATTTCTAGGAAATATCACATCAGTATAATCTGCCGCCGCTAATGTATAACTAGTTCCACTTGCAACTAATGTCGCAGTTGAAATGCTAGTTGTTGCAAGTATAGTAGCCGAAGATGTCGCAGGTAAATCAACCCACGTATCTAAGCTATTACTCATGCATACACCGTTAGGCAAATTCCAAACAAAAGCGTTCTTTGATTGTGTCGCAAAAGATATACTACAAAGAGCAAATACAAACAATAATACTAAAAGTCTTCTCATTTTATCCCCCTTGTTAAGATATAACTGTGCTTAGTAAATAACCGCAATCAGTAGAAATTATCTTGTCATCATAATTCATGTTAACTTCAACAAAATCACTTTCCTCTGCTTCTTCTCTCCATGTTTTTGTATACATAGAATTTCCACCAGCATGTTTTGCTTTCCATCTGAAAGAATACATCAAACTTGGCTCATCAATTTTTGGTGTAGGATTAACATAAGCTAACAAGAAATATTTACCCCATACAAAAGAATTACTAGCTGTCAATCCTTCTGCAACTGAATTGTAAGGTACTGATCCAACGATCACTTTTTCAACCTCAAACATTTCTGCCATTTTTGAATATAGAATCTTTTTGTCTACATTTGCAGAAACATAATTTGCTAACTGTGGATGAGTTTTCAAAACTCTAGCTACTTGGTGACCCATAATAACTACATTTGGTTTTTTGCCACTATTTTGTATAACTGTTTCAGCGAGTTCTAACACAACATCAATCGGATAAGAAGACGCGCCATTATTCGCATCCCACTGATTATCACCAGTCAATGCAGCAGTTTTTCCTGAAAAATTAGAAGTGTTAAACAATTTAGCCGCTAAAAGAATTTCTTTTTTCAACATTATCTTTGTTTTTAATCTTCTTTGCCCTTGCTCTTTTAATTGGATCGGTGGTGAATCTGAATTTGCTAAATCATCATCAGTCACAGGAGCCGATAAAGAATATCTATTACTATAATAAGTAGTAGTTGATAATGTCATAGGCAAAACCTGTTTTGCTCTAGCACCTGATTTTCTCGTATAATCTTCAACTCTAAAATTATCTTTACTTGCTACATAATATTTATCTGACTTGTTACTTACTGGAAGTATAGGTGCAACCTCGTCACCTATCATGCCTTCTGGATGATAACCAATCAATAAATTTGTTAACGGTTTATCTACGTGTATTGTTCCATATTGACTCATTTGTTAAGTCCTCCTTTTAAAATTATTTTATTAAGCTGATAGTGAACCCATAGGTACAACTAAAACTTCTACTACTTGACCTACTACTCCTGCTTCAAGCGCTATTCCGCCATATTCTTCTGTATTAGACGTACTTGGCACACCTCTACCGACAGAATCAGATTTTAATCTTTGTCCGATTGTTACTGTGTCGCCTAAAGTTAATTTAGCTGTTCCTAGATATGCAACATTAATATATCTTTCTTCTGAACTACCATCTATACTCTCTTGACGTATTCCTATAATTGCTTCGCCTGCGCCACATAATGCAACTGTGAAGTCATCCGACAATTTTACAAATCTATAATCTGTTGTGCTTAAATTCGTTACTGTTTTAAACGTATATAAAACTGGAAGTGATTGGCTCATTTTCTAGTCCTCCTTAAATTTTTTCGTTAAACTTTTTCTGCTTTAGCGTTTGCTAATTCAGGATATTCTGAACATACAATTTCAAATGCTTCTTTATATTCTTTAATATCTTTTTCTTTCATTTTCTTTTCTGTCAAAAAGTGTAGTTTGTCTGACGAAGTTTTGCCTTCTAGTTTTTCAAGCTCGATATGCTGTCCTTCTTCGCTTAACTTAACTGGTGCTGGCAAACTATCTACAAATTTCTTGAACAACTCTGTTTGTGACAAAGTGATTTCTTTTCCGTCTTCTGACAATGTAATTTTTACGTTACTATCGAAAGATTTTAAAAGTTCTCTTACATTTTCTTTCTGTGCTGGCAATATTTTCAAGTTTTCTTTTTTAGAATATTCGCCTAAAAATGTTTCTATACCACTTGCTTTCTTTTCAGCTCCCAACTTTTCTGCATCTGCTTTAAACTTAGCAACCTCTGCTTCAAGTTTTTCGCTATTTGCAGCAAGAGTTTTCAACTCTGTTTCTTTCTCTGCTAATTTTGTTTTTAGTTCTTCTGACATTTTTTCCTCCTTTATTTTTTGTTCTTTCTTTAAAGTCTCGAGCGCTAAACGCTTCGCAACTTCTTCTTCTGTATATTCAATTGTAATCATATCTTTCTCATGTTCGTTATAGAATTTTTCCCAATCGTTTATCCCTTCGCTAACTACTGCTGGAATATCCGAGCCTAACAAAGCTAATGCAGTTAATACCGCAGGATAAGTTTTGTTATTTGCCCCATTTACCCAATGAGTGATAAACTCAACTGACACTCCTTTATAAGCGCCACTTTCAATATATTCTTTTATCTTCTTAGGAATCTCCGTTAAATCAGCGAACAATTGTTTGCCTTGTCTATAGATCTTATTTATCCATCCAGCCGCAGGGTATCCGTTACCTTGCAACAACTTCTGATCTCTAGCATGACCTAGTTTTAAAGGTACTGCTCGTTCACTTGATAACTCATCAAACGCTTTGATCATGTCATCTAACATAGCCTCAGTGATAATCTGTCCGTTCCATTTCCCAGTAGCTAATATAACTTTTCCCTTTACCGCAAAAGTTTCTTTATCTGCTAATTTTGTTTTATAATCAGGCTTTTTAATTGGTTCTGTCATAGTTCCTCCTTTAGTTTGGTAATCCCCCAAACTTAACTGGTTGCTGTATAGCTAACCTTTGATCTGCTTCATATACCTCGTCTGTAAAGACAGGTATAGTTAAGGATCTACAATTAAAATGGTTCGGCGGAATATTAGAATCCCAAATTGGATCATTTTTTTCATAGATTCGTTTATCATATCTCTTGCAAAATTCAGTAGTTCGTTGATCTAAAATCGCAGAGTATTGCAAAGCTGATATAAAATCAGCTACATTTTCATCGTTATACGAAGCGACACGACCTTGGTTGTAAGCATCTGATAAATTAGTACGAATGATTGTGTTGATGCGGCCCGTGATCTCTGTAATATCTAATAAATCGCCTGTTCCTGTTGCTTGGAGAACTGTATATTTATCAAAGAACAATGACAAATCATACATAATAGAACTTTCTGATTTTCCAGTTTTTAATCCTGCGTATAGAATATCTTGTACATTTTTTTTGATAAAATCTGTCTCGTCGCCTGTTATTTTGATAGACTTCGAGGCTAAATAATTTAATGATTCTTTAGGGATTAATGCGCCAGTTGTGTCAATTTCAACAAGCGTATTTATATGTTTTTTAATATCTGCCATCGATGTTGAGTACGCTGACGAAAATATCTTTTTATTGTTTTTAAGAAACGCATTGCCTAATTGTTTCTTCTCGGTTTTGTTGACCCCTAGCGTATTAATAGCTCTAAAATCTTTATTCTCGATTATCTTTTTACGTTTAATCTCTATCAATAAATTGTTTTCTATTTCTTCTAACACAACACCTAGATCTTCTGCAAAATCAAGGGCTAAACTATCTAAATCGTTAGATATTTCTGTAAGACTAACCTGTTTTTCATATTGAGTCTCGGCTCTACTAAAAGTCTTTTCAGTCAATTCTTCTTTATCTTTAACATCTTTTTTTCCTTCAATATCTTCGTCTGGTGTCGTTTCCGGCACATTGCTCGGTTGAGATATAGGCATTATATCTGCATTCTCTCTGCGTTCTGGGAAACCTATATCATTTCTTAGATAATCTTCATCATCTTTTGTAGTTAATACCGCGCCGGTCTTTACTGCGTCATACCAAATCTTATACAGTTTTTCTTTGTCTCTATTGTCTATAGTTGAGAAGTTAAATTTAGGGTATTCTGTAACATTCGGAAAATTATAATCTATTAGGTTTTTTATCAATCCCTCATCTGTCAAATCTTGAATATTCTTTTGTATATCCTCAAGCATTTTATAAAACAAATCAAACTGTTCTTTGCCTAGCGCTTGAGATCCTGATTTGTGTGATGTAAACCCTATTAGCTCGGGCAATAGGAAAGATCTGCTTATTGATGTATCATGTAAATCTATAGCTGTCTCATAAGCAATAGCGCCGTTTTTAGCTTCCAAAAACTCAACTTCAAGATCTTTTGGCATTGTTATGACTGAATTAGCTGTAAGTTTACGTAAGATATTTTTAAGTTTTTGTCTTTCCCCGTCATCCGTACCTTGTTTATATTTCCCAATAGCTGTCGGCATCCCATTCCGTTCAAGATATATATTGTGAAACTTGATTATGATTTCTTTGCTGAACCAGCTTCTATATGCAGACCTGAAATCACTTCTGCCATAAAAATTACCAAACTTTGGATCGTAAGAGAAAATAATAAAGTTAGTAGGGTCAAGTTTAGCATCCCCACCAGGTTGATGTTGGACCAATGATTGCAGATTTCCAAACTTATCTGTATCAAACTCGAATGAGTGAGGTGGTTTACTTTTCAAAGATTTCACACCTATCATCCCTTTATGTGTGCCATCTTCAAACACCTTGTATGTCTTTTCATTAACAGAGAATCCATATTGTAACGCTGACAACATCCCATGAAAGTAATCTTTAAATACCCCTGCAAACCCATCTGTAAAACAATAGTATATGAAGTCTGCTTGTTTCTTTGCCTCTTCGCTATCATCGAAAGGTTCTATATCCCAGTTCCTAGAGGTTATCATTAGCTTTTTTAGCATGAACGAAGCGCGTACTTGATCATCAGTCTCCATTTTCTCATAGACTTCTAATCCTTTTTTTCCTACTAAACTATCTGGGTTATAAGGTTTTACTTGTGAGTCTTCATAGTACGGGGAGTCATAGGTAGCTGTTTCTACTTTTTGAATAACTGGTGCTTTCTCTTTTTCTTGTAAGAACTTAAATATTCCCAATTTATCACCTCGTATATACAAAAAAAAACACCAATCCTCAATTAAGAGAACTGGTGTAGTTTTCTACTGCCATTATTTATTTTTATTTAATCATTCGTAATGTTTCACGTGAAACTTTCTTATCGTCTGGAATATTCTTGATTGTATAGTCAATATGCTCGATTCTGTTTGGAGTTATTATAATTGTGATCTGTGCATGTTTGTCTATACAGTAATCAAGAGTATCCAATAATAAACCCATAGCATTTTTAGTTTTGTTTGTCAACATATAATTTACATTCCTAAAGATTCACGTTCTGGCAAATCTTCATTATCTGCTAATATCTCATCATAATTCATGGCTTTTACATTAGCCTCTTTAAAGCATAGCAACAATCCATCTGCTATATCAGGAGACTTGGTAAATCGTTTCTTGTAATTATCTTTTGATTCAATACAAAACTTATACTTATTGTTAAACGCATAATACCTTCCATTAAGCTCTTGGATTAAGTCCGGGTAATCAGGGATGCTAATTTCATCTAATATAGTTTTAAATTCTCCCCACATTTCACTAATAGCATTATCGTATTTGTCTTTATTTTCCTCAGAAGGATTTGCCCCAAAATTAATAGCCGCAACAGAATATCCATCATGGCGCATATTATCTGTTACACCTCCGCCGACACCTGTGTCATCAATATTGAAGATAGACAAGCTTTTATGCTTACACATAGCTTTCAACTCGTTTGATATTTCTACAGTATCTTTGTGAAACAATACTTTATAATCAATCACTTTCATGCCTTTACGTACGAAAATGGTTGTCCGATCTTTCCCATACCGTGCGACATCAACACCAAATATATATTTTCCGCTCTCATCTACGTCTTGTCTATTGATTGCATCTTGCAACCTCTTGCGTGGCAACCAAGTCTTTTCTGTATCGTTCTTAGGCTCACCTTCCCACATATGAAGATAGTTTGAATAATCCACTTTCCTGTCTGTTTCTGCTAGTTCTAGTATCTCGTTTGTTATTAGCTTTGGGTCAACATCATAATAGTTTGTCTTAATCACACAAGTTCTAGGTCTTTTAATCTTGATATATCTTTCCCAGACTGGATCATTACCGAAAAACCTATTAAAACTAATCCAAATTTCACTTCCTGCTTTCCTGATCGAAGGATCTAATATCTCGAAACTATACTGTGATACGGTCTGCGCTTCCTCTACCCAGCAAATATCAACGCCCTCAATAGACTTTACATTATGAACAATATGCGACTTTAGGCCCTTAAATATAAACTCACTTCCGTTTCTGCCTATTATACTTGTATCAGTTACCCGATAAAAACTGTTCCAATTATATTTATTAATCAAGTCTCTCAATAAATGATGTACGCTTTCTTTGATTGTGTTTTGTACTTCACGAGTGCAAAGTATTCGGAGTGGCTTTTCCATGCCTAATAACAATAACATTGTGGCCATAGACACAGACTTGCCGCCTGCCCTGCCACCATATGCCATTTTGTACCTGTAAGGCTTTAGGAAATCCTTAAACATCTCATTAGCAATAGTTACTTCTTTATTTACCATGTTTTGTTTTATAACAATCCTCGCATAATCCCTTGTCGAAAAAATCGCTGTAATACACATCATTTCCTATAGGGTTCTCTATCTTATGGATAACTTTCCCACATCTTACACAATGTTGATGGTTGTTGAATATCAAAACTTCGCTTTTAATCATACTATTGTTCAATAAACTTAACATAGAATTTGATTCTTTACCAATAGTTAAACTTTTAATTATGGCTACTATCCCTATAATCCATATGCTTATGAATATCAAACTAAATACAATTTCTACTAAACTATATATATTTATGAAAAAACTCATTTCTTTTTCTCTCCCCAATTTACAACAGCATTGATAGGCTCATCACCACTTGTAATATCTGTTCTTGTTGAGAACTCATCTTTTTTCTTACGTTCCAAATATTTTAAAGCAAATTCAGGGTTTCCTTTTAAACCTCTAACAACTTCTTGTCTAGCGATTAAAACACTTGAACTTTTCAATATCTGCTTTCTCTCACTAAATGCAGGATTCTTTTCTTGGAATCTATATAAAGATGCAGTAGAAATTTTTGCCGACAAACATGCTTCCACATCTGTACCACCTAATCTAAAAACTTTCTCTAATTCCGATAGGATGTTTTTCTCATCTTCTTCTGTTTTTGCATCAAAAAAATGTCTACCTACTTCTAATAAATCTTCTTTCTTTTTTGGTTTAGTCATTAGTTTTTTCCTTGTTTAGCATTAGACTTAAATCTAATTATATATACTTCTTCTTCAATATCTACTTCTCCGTATATTTCTACTAACTTTTCTATCAATGCCACTTTATGTAGAAATCCATCTTTTTTTGCTTCATCATTAGTTATATCCTCTATTCGTTTACGGTACACATCTGTAATACGAATAGTATTAGACGTGTTGAAATTTATAGAACAAGTATCTCCTGTTTTATAAATACTTCTTTTTCTTATTGTTTGAGTTTTATCTCCTGTTTTAATTCCTGAAAGAAATTCTTTTTTAAAAAATATTGTTTTCATTTAAACTCCTAAAAATTCCCATGACGTTGTATATCTACCATGTCCACCTTTCATTTTCATTCCTGCATGATCTTTAGAACGTCCTTGATTTTTTAATTTCCATTTTTTGCTTTTATTGAAATAATAAATCAAACTTGGTTGAGAAGTGGTTATAATATATCTCCATTTATTTTGTAAATATATTGATCCAACTTCTTCTAATAATATCTTTCCTAACCCAATTCCTTGATAATCTGGCAAAATTACTAATCTATGAACACGTTTGAAATTTTTTACAAAATGTGGGAAATGTAAAATAGCTATAAATCCTGCTAATTTACTGTCAACTAAAAGACAATAAGCACTAGATCCCTTATGTAAATTTGAGTCTAAATAGTGATATTTTTTAAAACTTCCCCATAATTCTCTTTTGCATTTTCTAAGTTGTAATTTAATTTTTGGGCGCTGAAGTAACCCCCTTGTCTTTCTAAATGTCATATCATTAGTGTTGAAAACCCAATCAGGTTCTAACCAATCTGTAATATCAAAATGACAAGATACCGCTATAAACTTTCTATTATTTTTCCGAATAACCTTTTGAGTAGCTAGACTTCCTATCTTTGCAATATTTCTGTCTACTACAGATGTAAATTCATCAAATATTATTGTATCATTATTCGACAATAAAGAATAGCATAAATCTACTCGCATTTTTTCGCCATTTGATAAAACTTTATAAGGTTTCAACCAACTTGGAGGTGATGAAAAACCCACGGCATTAAACATTTTTGTAACTTCATCAATACTTTTGTCTTTTGGCATATCATCTATAATGCTATTTGCTTTATAAGAAAATTTAATAAAATCATTTTTAAAAATATCTTTTATTATGCTTGTTTTCCCAGTTCCCGAATTTCCAACAATCAATCCGACATTCCAATTGTCTGATTCAATATCGATATTACCTTGAAACTCTTCTTTTATAATATCATTTTGTAAATCAAATTTTCCCTTTATTGCAGAAACTCTAAAAGTCTCATTATATTTATGTTCTTTTACAACGTGAAAATTCGGCATACATAACCTTCCGATTTTAATTTATTATATTTTTGTTCTTGATCTTCTTCATTAATACAGTTAATTATTATTTCATGTTTGTCTTCTAAAATTTTATCTGGAAATTCTTGTTCATCCGGGATATTAATGTCTAATTCTTTGATATTAATATCTAGTTCAGCTAAGTTAATATCAAAATCATTGAATAGACTTGTATCTGCGTTAATATCTCCATACCGACTGTTTAAATGTAATAACTTTTCTACTGCTTCCTTTTTATCTCTAGCTTTAATGCGCGTGAATGGTACTTTATTTATTGTGTATCCTTCTTTCTCTAATTCTGCTAATGCTCGCAAGCGCTGGTGACCATCAACTGTCCATTTTGCTTTTTTCTTATCTTCCCACACAACAAAATCGAAAGAAAAGCCATATTTTATTATACTATTTTTAAGTTTTTGTAAATTCTCGCTAGTTATAGTTTTGAAATTGCCTTGTAGTTGCTTGAGTTTAAGATATGAAACTGTTGGATGTTTGTCTATATTATGAAATTGTATTAATGACTTTGCCATAATTATTTCCCTTTTTTTACATTCTAAAACATGTTGATTTCATTGATCTAATTGCCTATCGCTCACCGCAGACTAGACAACTAAATCTTCAATCTATCCGATACCTTATGCTGTTCTCTTATTCTTGCTTGATCCGTCCGAACCTTTTGTTGCTGTACTGCTAGAATATTAACAAACGACGTTATCTCTTCCTCTGATTTGAACTCGATAAATATACTAGAACCGTTTATCGAAAAGAAATATCCATTAAAATCATCACTAGCAAAAGGCATAAAATTATAACCTATGATAGCGAATATGTCAAAGTTCAAGTATTCATTCTCTCTCTTGCTTCGTATTTCACATAGATTACCAGCTCCTGAAAAATCATATTTAAAATATGTCATCTCTTTTGTCATTTCTTCTCGTTTAAGCATTATTTACTTCTCCTTTCTCAATATTTCTCTTTCTTTTATCCAAGTATGTATGACTTCTAGTGCTTTATCTGCATCATCTTTATATCCATAAGATAGCAATAGTTTTATATTTTTCTCCATATTTAGAGCTATAATATTTTGCAACCAATTTGGCGAATATGAAACATCTGCGCTTACCAATGTAGACAATGGGATTATTTCTTTCCTAGAATACTCATCATCTCGATCCTTGTAATAC